CCCACCCGTCGGTGGTACCACCCTTGATGAGATCCTGCCGGTACAGATTGGCGCTGGCCTTCGTTGATTGGTAGAGGGTGACGGCCTGGTCGTTGGGGCAGCACGCCCCGATGTCGTGCGCCAGGTGTTTGCGGAGCTGCGAGTCAGATGTGAGGTTGCGCCACTGCCCGGCCAGCGCGACGTCGATGTCGGTCCAGTCGACCTGTTCGAAGAAGTCGATGCGGGACGGGAAGCCTGTTCCGACGAACGCGAAGTCGGACACGGCGGCGGGGGTGACCGGCCCCGGGCGGTGAACGTCAGGGTCGTAGGCGTGGGGGATATACCAGCTCTTCGGGTTGACGGCCCGGAACAGTTCAAGGTTCGTCGGGTCGTTCAGGACGGCGACGTCGGCGACTTCAGCGAGGCGAAGTTCCCGTTCCGTCTCGTACGGCTCCTCGGAGCAGACCACGACGACGGTCGACCCTCGAGCCCGCATGAGCCGGTACAGGTCGTAGGCGATGAAGAACCCGGAGATGATGACGACAAGGTCAGGGGCGAACTCGTAGCACGCCGCCTCGAGCCCGTTGACAGCGAGGTGGATAGCAGCGTCCCGGTCGAATGCCCGCTCCCATGTGCCGTCCCGGTCCATGTGAGCGGCGGAGAAGAACACGAGCCGGTCAGCCAGGTTGAACTCGACCACCTCGCAGCCCGCCTGACGGAACCCTTTCGTCCACCCCGACGCCATGTCCATCGGGGAATAGTCGACCCCCGGTTCGACCACGAGGACCCTCACCGGAACACCGCTCCGAGGGTCTTCGTCAACGCAACCTGATTCGCTTTCCCGACAAGCGGCGCCGCGGTCACGACGCCTTTCGCCCACGGATGCTTGCCCTTGGTGCCCTTGACGTTGGCGAACGCTCGGACTCCGACCCCTGGGATAGAGATCACCCACGTCGAAGCCCGAGAATCCTTCGGGATGCGGTGCGCTCTGGTGTTCGATTCGAGGAGATGAACCGGACCGGTTGCCCGCACCAACACGGCCCGGCCGAGAGGATCAACCCGTACTCCGACCTTGGCGCCTTTCTTGCCGACGCCCCGCAGCCGGCCGCTTCCCGCCCCGGCAGCCACCAGTTGGGCTTGAACGGAACGCTTCACGATCAGCCCACCCTGAAGCAGCACCTCTTTCTCCAACCCGGCGAGTCCCTTGGCGAGCAGGCCGAACTTGCCGGCGGCGACGAGCGGGCTGTCAGCCCCGAAGCTCATGAGCGGACTGTCAGGTTGAGTGTGACGGTCCCGAACATGTTCTCCCCCGCGGTGACCGACCCGTATTCATCCCATGTGTCAACCGTCACCTCGGCTGCCCCGGCGGTCAGCTCGAGAGCGTCGACGATCGACCCGGTGACACCGACGCCCAGGTAGGTATCGAGGGCGTCCTGGGCTGATGACCAGTCAGCACATTGCACCAGCACCATGACCGCGACCTGGATGTCTCCCGATCCCCGATCAAACGCAGAGTGCACCAACCCCGACTTCGGCTGCACAATTGCGCACGGCACCTCCGGTTTGGCCGGCACAGTGTCGTAGGTGGTGAGGCCGCTGATGGTGGCGAGACGGGCTTTGAGGTCGTCGCGGATGGTGGCCAGGTTCATGCGACGGACACCGGCCGGTACGGGTCGAGGAGGAGGACCACGTCGGAGTCCTCACGGGATGTCAGGCGGACGGGGCCGAAGTCGCCAAACCCGGCGACGCCCTGCGGCGAATCCTTGCGGCTGACGAGCCGGGCCGCTTTGAGGCGGCAGGCGTAGGCGACCGAATCGGGGACGGCCGGCCAACCCCACTTCGCTGTGATCTGCACCCGATCAGACCGACCAGAGACTGTCGCCGCAGGAAAGACGAGGGTGCCGATGGAGCGGATCTCAGTCCACGGCTCAGCCTCGGGAAACGCGGCGGCGGCCGTCACGGGGCGCAGCTCGTAGTCGGTTGTCGCCCAGGTCGTCTCGAACGTGCCGTCGCCAGCCAGATCGGTCTTGACGATCAGGCCGGTGGTGGTCCCGATCCCGTCAGGCACCGTGAGCGACGTGGAGCTGGTCGCGACGAAGGTGCGGGCCGTCGCTGCCCCGTCGAGCCAGAACCGGCGGCCGCAATAGTTGTCGATCGACCGGGACGCGGCGTTGATCGCTGCTTCGAGGAGCTCGTCGGCTGGGGTGGTGGGGGCGCCCATGAACGTCCGCAGCAAGGCGAGGGTTGTGTAACCGTTGACGACACTCAAGGCTTCACCGCCAGTCCGTAGATATCCCCGCGATCGTCGTGAACTTCGATGTCGACGTCTTTCCAGCCGACCAGCCACGACGCCAACCGGTCCTCCTCGACGTTCAGGTACCATTCGCCGTCCCGCAGCGGCCCGCCATCCACAGCAGAGTGAGCGGCCCGAGGGGGGCAGGCCGCCGTCAGGATGAACAGGCCGCCGGGGCGGAGCGAACCCCAGGCGGTGGCCACGAACCCGTCAGGGTCCGGAACATGCTCGAGGGTTTCACAACAAACGCAACAGTCGAACCGCTCGTCAGGCCGATAGGTCGTGGCGTCGGCAACAACGTCAACTTCGAGACCAGGGCGAATGTCGACCGAGACATAGTGGGCACGGGGGAAGTAGGACCGCACCGAACCGTTCACGGCGCGGCCCCCAAGCTCGAGCACGCTGTCGAACGGGCCGAGACGAGCCGCGGTGACCGCCACGAACGATGCTGCGGCCAGGTGCATCAGCCACCCCACACTTCGCTGAACAGTTTCTCGTCGGCTTCGACCTGGGCGACCCGGGCCGGGTCTTCGACGGTGGAACGCAGCGGGTCGAGGTGGCGGGCGTGGCAGCCACCGACACAGACGGTGTGTTTCCCCGCGGCCCGCACCCGCCGCTCCAGGTCCGTGTCGCCGTACCACCACTGGTATCGCTCATCGAACCGCAGACCGGTTTCGCCTCGGAGCATGAACGCCCAGCCGCTCATCGTCTGCCCCGACTTCGCGTCGGTCGAGGTGGCCAACGTCTCACCCGGGCGTAGGGAATGGTTCCGCCAGTTCGGGTAGGCGATCCAGTTGTCATCGTCGGAGCGGAGACCGGCGGCGAGTTGGGCGCAGAACCCGGCGGGAACTTCGACGTCGTCGTTGATCACCAGCACGTTGTACGGGCCCCCCTCTGCGGCTTTCTCGGCCATGTCGAGGCCGGTGTTCCACATGCGGTGCAGCGGCCAACCATGCGCCTCGATCGACCCGACCGGCGGGGTGTCGTAGCCGTTGTCGAACACGAACAGCCCGGCGGCCTGGACGGCGAGATGGGCCCGCAGGTTGGCGAGCATCTCACCCCGGTCCTTGCTGGCAACAACGACGTAGGTCGGAACGGCCGTCCCCGTGGGCCCGGCAAACTGGGCGTCGAATGTTTCCCGGTCGAGAAAAATCCCGCCCTTGTCGTGGGTGGTGCCAACCCCGGTGTGGACATGCACGGGGATATCCACCGCCGCGAGACGAATACAAAACGAGAGGTCTTCGGAGAAAGTCGTGGGGCCAGTCGGATGGGTGACCGGATCGAACCAGTGGTCGCCATACTTCTTACGGACGGCGTCGAGGGCGTTGCGGTGAACCAGCATGCACGCCGCCCCGGTCGCCGACACTTCCAACAACGTGTCGTCGGGCAAGTCAAGGACCGACTGGAACCCCACCTCAACGTCGGTTTCCACCCACCGATACACCGCCGGGACCACTACGTACTTCTCGCCGTGGAACATCCCCTGCCGGTCCCGACGCAACGCGAAACACAGGCCGCCGACAACCGGGCGGGTGTCAGGATCAGCCGCCGCGATCAGGGCGTCGACCGTGGTCGGCCCGAACCCCATGTCGGAATCGACCATCCACAGCCACTCGCAATCGGTGGCGTCCAAAAACTTCTCTGCCACCTCGTTCCGGGCCGCGACCAACCCGCCCGCGGCGCAGAACTTCGGGAGCTGGGTGACAAGCCGGTGCTGGCCGACAGTGGCGTCGACTAGGTAGAGCTCGACGAGAGACATCCCGAAACACGAAGACCACTCCCCGCCGTGGAGGAACCCGACGGCGACCGTTCCCGGTTTCACCCCGCCGACCTCGACCTGCGGGCCCGTTTCTCACCCGGAGCGGCGGTGGCCTGCTCAATCTTCACCGATTCGACGATCCCGCCGCTGGTGTCCCGGGGGGCAAACGCCCACGGGTACGCCTTGACCAGCGGGTCGGCCGGGTCGTAGTCGACGCCGGGGTCGAGCGCGATCATCACGTCACCGTCGGGGTGGCGGACAATGACCGGGACAGTCGGATGCGGCATCAGATCTCCATTCCCATCTGCCCACGACTAGGGCGACGTTGGCGCAACCGCCGACGGGGCGTTCGATCCTGCTTGAAATTGGAGGGATTACGAAACGACTGCATGACGCACCTCCTAGATAGGCGCAGGAAAGCCGACGAGGCCCACGGCGATCTAGGCGCCGGGGCCTCGTCGACAGCTATTGCAACTACTCAGGCACTCGTCTTGTCCACGAGGAGCCGGAAGGCGTCGACGTTGGTAACGCCGCTGCCGTTGCGCCAAGTGGCGAACCAGCCGCGTCTCCCGTCGGGCAGGTTGCTGGTCGTGTTGAAGAGGTTCGGGATGTACTCGACCGACATGCCGGCCGGGCGATCCACAATGACGAATTGACTAAAGTCGCCAATCAGGATTTCCTGGTCGAGAGCGGTGGTGGTCTGGGCGGTGGGGGCGTCGTCGGATTCGTGGACGGGGTGGCCGAGGATCATTCCGGCGGTGCCGTCGCGGAGGTCGCCGGAGTAGCTGGCGGAAATGGCGGTGCCGAGCGCCTTGACTGCCAGGGAGTAGAGCGGGTTGGCGACCCACGCCGCCCCGTTGCGGTAGCGGAGCGGGACGGCCTTGTAGAGGGCGTGGATGTCGACGAGGCCGATGGTTGCGGCGGTGGTCGACACCACCCGACTGGCGGTGACCGCGGCGACGGCGGTGAACACACCCATGGGTTCCGTCGTTCCTGCCCCGGTGGCGTGGGCCGCGCCTTCCAGGCGGTCACGGGCGTCGGCGAACATCATGAGCAGGTCGCCGGCCAGGTTGGCGATGTCTTCGGCGGCGGAGAACGACGCCTGGACGAACGCCTGCGCCCTGATCGTGGCGATGGACGGGTTCCCGAACGTCGGGGAGTCATCCGAAACCTCGACGACTTCACCGTCCCAGGAGGCGGTGACGCCGGCGGAGGTGACGCCGTTCCAGGCCGCTTGGCCGTCGGTGAGGGTGACGACCCGGGAGATCTTGCGGATCTCGTCGGTTGACGCCGCCGACGTCAGGATGATCGTCGGGTCGAGGTGGGTTGGGAGGAGGAACTTGCCGTTGGCGTTGGTGGTCACGCCGAGGACGGTGCGTTCCTCGTTGGTGAGGGTGAAGTCGCGGCCGACGAAGATCTTCGCCCAGGCGTTGGTGTAGTCCTCGCCGGAGCGGAGAATGACACCACGGACCCAGTCGCGGTCGGAGCTGTGCCGCTTCAGGACTTGGCGGACATGGGCCATGTTGTCCGGGTCTTCGACCATGCCTTCGATGGCGCGGGTGGCGGCGTCGGCCAGTTGCTTCGACGTGGCGCTGCGGTCCTCCATGATTTCCATGGGGTCGCGGGTCACGTTGATGTTGGGGACGTTGCGGGCGCCGTCGCCGTGCTCGGCGCCACCCGGCCGGCTGAGAGAGTCGGCGACCGTGTTGCGGGCTTCCATGGCGACGATCTTGGAGCGGGTGTCTTCGAGGGTGACGGCCAGGCCGTCCCACTCTGTCTGCTCGGTGTCGTCGAGGGAGCGGGCTTCGGCGGCGGTGTGCATTTCGTGCATCCGGGCCTCGGTGGAGGCGAGGAGTTCGCGGAGTTGTTCGAGATTCATCAGGATGCCTTTCGGATCAGGAGTGAACGGAGGAACGCTGAGCGTTCTCCCGAGGTGGCTCCCGAGGTGCCCGGCTGGGCGGCGTCGGTGTTCGGTTCAGTCGAGGTGCCCGTGGGGGCGGCGTCGGCTGGTGGTTCGATTTCGGTGCGGAGATCGGCGATGAGTCGATGCCGGTCGTCGTCGGGAAGGTCGGCGAGGAGGGAGCGGACGCCGACGGTGGTGGCGGCGTAGGCGGGGAACACCACCGGGCCGAGCTCGAACAGTTCGACCTCGTTGATGGTGCGCACCGGGATATCCCCGGACTCGTCCCATTCCTCGCGGAGCACCCGGAACCGGAACGACATGCCGTCGATAGCGCCGGAGACGATGGCCTGGCGGATGGGTTCGACTCGGGCGTTGTCGTGCATGCGGGCCCGGACGAACAGGCCGTGCTTGTCTTCGCGGAGTTCTTCGACGGCGCCGATGGGGACGGAGCCGGTGGCGGCGTCGCGGCCATGGTCGAACTGAAGGACCGGCTTCCGTTCGCTGATCGTCTTGGCGAAGGCTCCCCGTTCGATCTTCTCGTCGAACTTCCCTTCCCACGAGTCGATCCGGGTGGTCTCCCCGAAGACGGCGCCGTACCCCTCGAGGGTGAACCCGTCGCCGGTGTCGGCGGTCCGGAAGGCGGCGGCGCGACAGACGTTGTTCTTGGGTGCCTTCATGGTGTGCTCCCGTGCTGTTCTGAGAGGAGGAAGGCGGCAGCGAGGACGAGTTGGTCGTCTTCTCTGGGGTCGCCTACGTGGGTGAGGATGGTGGTGCGGCTGAGTGTTCTGGCGTGGCCGTAACGGGTTTCGGCGG